TGGCCGCGCTCTTCCGGCCTCGGCAATGCCCGCCCGGCTCGGATGGTGAAATTGGTAGACACAGCGCACTTAAAATGCGCCGGCCTCACGGTCTTGCGGGTTCGAGTCCCGCTCCGAGCACCAAACCTTTGCTTCAGCTTGCTTCAAGTTGCTCCGCATCCCCGATTCCCGCTGGCTTACACCCATTTTCGTTGCATCACGTTGTCTCGCGTAGATGCATGTTATCCGTTGTATCCCTGTATCCCCCTTTGTATCCTCGGCATCCTGTTCGAACTTTGGGATACACGATGAAGCGTTCAGCCATCAAGCGCCGCCCTTTGGCCGATACCGTCCTTGATTCCCTCGAGCCGGAAACCAGCGAATACCGGGAGCGTGACGGCGACGGCCTCTACTTCCGCGTGAAGCCCGACGGCAGCAAGTCCTGGCAACTGCGCTACAAGAACGCCGAGAGCAAGTGGTCCTGGCTGGGGGTGGGCGGATATCCAGAAGTCAGTGGCGCGCTCGCTCGTAAGCGCGCGGGCGAGTTGCGCGAGCAAATCGCCAATGGCATCGATCCGCTGAAAGAGAGGCAGGAAGCGAAACGGGCTGCTGAGGAAAGCGAGAAGAAGCGCTTTCGGGTAGTAGCTGATCAATGGCTGGAGACGAAGATCCTCCAGGGGATCGTGGCAATCGACGCGATTCGGACTTACCTGGACAAGGACATCTACCCGGCCATCGGCGACAAGCAGCTCGATGACATCACGCGCGGCGACTGCGCCGGGATTCAGGCCGGTATCGAGGCGCGAGAGGCATTCACCTCGGCGAAGAAGGTGCGGGGTTGGCTCAACGAAATCTTCGGGTATGCGATTGCGAAGGGGCTGACAGAGAACGATCCGGCGTCCCGGCTGGCATCGATCGCGCAGAAGATTCCTGAGTCGAAGCAGCATCCCCACCTCTTGGAGCCTGAACTGCCGGACTTCATCCGGGCGCTCAGGGCTTCCGGTAGCAGGAAGACCTGCCTGACAGCCGCCTGGCTGTGCCTCTGGACCGCGTCGCGTCCCGGTGTAGTGCAATTAGCAGAGTGGTCGGAGTTCGATCTGGAGGATGCGCTGTGGTACATCCCGGCGGTCAAGATGAAGAAGCGCCGAGATCACCTGGCGCCGTTGCCGCGCCAGGCCGTTGCCGCGCTGAAGGAGCTTCAGCTTCTTACTGGGAAGTCGCGGTGGCTGTTCCCTGGCATCGGTTGGAGGAATCCCACCATTTGCGAGAATGCCATCTGCGGCGTCTATGCCAGGGTTGGGTATAAGCACCGTCTAGTAGGGCACGGTACGCGTCACACGGCGAGCACATTGCTGAATGAGTATGGCTGGAATGAGAAGTGGGTTGACGCTCAACTTTCCCATAAGGTGAAGGGCGTCCAGGGCGTCTACAACAAGGCCCTGTACTTGGAGAAGCGGCGCGAGATGATGCAATGGTATGCCGATCATCTCGACGCGCTGGGGGACGGGAAGGTCATCCCATCGGTGGGACACCGCCGGATTGCCAAGGACTGAGTGTCCGGCGGGGTGGGGCTGGTGAGGCATGGTTCGCCTATGGCGACCAGTCGATGAGAGGTTGGTTTTGCTTGATGTAGAGCGGATGCTTCGGGCTGCCGTCCTGGTTGGTGCCGAGACACCACAGGCGCGCGCCGGCGCCCTGCAGGATGCCGACCACCGCGGCAACGCGCTCGGGCTTCGCGTGGCCGCCCCATGCGCAGACGATGTCGCCGTGCTCGGCCGCGAGCGCCGCCAGGTGCCGGTCGTTCTCCGGCCCGACCGGATCGGCGCACCGCCACAGTTCCCGGGGATCCGTTGCCCGGTACGCGTAGAGGTTGGCCACGGCCAGGCCTGCGCAGCCCCAAGCCGTGGCGAACGCCCTGCACCGACGTATCGTCGGATCGTCCAGGGCGGCATCCGCCGTGCTCGGGTTGAGCATGATGAAGAGCGCCCTGGGCTTCTCGGCCAGCAGCAGGTTTGTCTCCCTAGTGAGCAGGTAGCGATACCGGCCGCATTCACTGATGATCGCGTCCATCCTGGCCTCCCTTCTGCCGGAGGTCGCGCTTCAGCGCGGTGACCTCGTTCTGCAGTTCGTTCCATTCTGGATCGTTTCGGCTGTAGCTGGGGCTTCGGTGCATCACGCGCTCCAGCCACTCGGTGATGCGCAGCAGGATGCGGTACTTCATTGCGCACCTGCCGGCGCTGGCGAGCCTGCTTTTCGGCGGGACGGCCTAGCCTTCGGGCTGTCGCGCCAGGTGCGCAGGCGCTGGCGCTGGGTCATGCCGGCAGTGCCCCTGATGAAGATGCTGCCCAGCACCTCTCGCTTGCTGGTGCCGCTGGCCATGATCGGCTGGCGCCCATCGCGGAACTGGCCATGGCGGACCAGCACATAGACGTGAGTGCCGCGCTTCTCGGCGATGAGCTTGTCGACTGCGAGCCGTAGCGCGTCAGTCCAGCTGTCGCACTTGTCGGTCGGCTTCAGCCGGCGAACGTAGAGGATGCCCTGGCGGTACTTACTCATCGCGACCTCCCTTCGCCGGCTGATGGTTTACTGATGCCGCCGTTTGCTCACTCTCGGTGAGTGTTTGGTGCTGTCCGGTAAACCGCACTGCAGCTCTGTCCAGACGCTCGATCTCGGCTAGGATCAGGGCGCCGGCGCGCACCAGGTTCTCGCGCGCCGACTTGGGCTTCCACCACTCCTTGTCCCAGGGCCAGAACAGTGCCGAGCCATTCCGAATGCCGTCCGGCCAGTCCGTGCCGATGCCGCCAGCATGGAGCGCGTAGCAACCGGCGGCGCGGGCAATCTGCCCCTTGGTTGCCATGTCGTCGTGGCTGGCGTCGAAACCCTCTGCTTCAACCTGCCGGCGGCGTTCTGCCTGCACGTCGAACCATGCCTGCGGCACCTGCCCTGCTTGGCCGGCGAGCAGGTCGGCTGCTAGCAGGAACAGCACCGACTCGGCGATGCCGCTGGCGCCTTCGCGCGCGGCTGCGTAGCCGGCGCCGCTCGGCAGTTGCTGGACCACGATGCGATCGCCGGCTTGCTCGATGTGCCAGCCGGCCAGAACCTGCCCAGCCTGGGCGACCGGGGCGGCGTAGATCGGATCGAGTAGCTTGCCGAGCTGATTGGCGAACTCGTAGTCCACGTCGGCGTCCTCGCCGCCAATTACGCTGTTGATGCCTTCTTGCAGGAACTCGCGCACGTCATCGTTCAGCTTCAGCGGCTGCTGCACGGCCTGGGCGACCTTCGCAGCAGTCTTGATGTTGGCCAGCAGCGTGGACCATGCATAACCATCGCCGTACGGCGTCAGGCCGAGAGCCCGCGCCACGTCGTCGCGGCATTGCTTGTCCAACTCCGCCACCCTGGCCTTGGCGGCATCGCGCTGTTGCTCGGCCTGAAGGGCAATGTTCTGCCACTCCGTTCTATGCTGATTCGCGCAGTTCAGCGTTTCCTGCGCTTCGGCAAGCTCCGCTCGCAGCGCCCCGACGATGCGCTCGGCGTCGACGAACTTCACATAGTGCCCAGTATCCTGGAACCAAGTCAGGCGAGAACGCTTCGTAGGAGCTTCCCCAGCGTTCGAGCACGGCCAGCTCCGGCGCCGGGGAGGGTTGCGCCAGGGCGGCGCGGGCTTGCCAGCCCACCCATCCGCGCTGAATGTTCTCGTTGCAGTACTCGCCGTACCGGGGATCACTCACCGGAAGCGCGTCTCGCACGTGGTGAAGTGGCGCCCCCGGCCACTCCCGGCGCACCCAGGACTCGAACTGCGCGCGCTCGGCCAGGTTCTTGTCGATACGCTGCGCCAGGGCCAGGCCCTTTTCGCTTCCATTCCAGATGCAGTTGGCAGCAGTGTGCCCTCCCGCACCGCAGAGGGTGCAGGCTTGTTGTTCGGTCATGGTTCAGTCCTCGGAAGGTGTTGGCGGGGTGCAGCGAAGGCAGTTACAGGTGCCGATGCGCAGGCCTGTGGTTCGGCAGTAGGTCGGGCGGTTCACGGGGCTTTCTCTGCGGCCAGCAGCTCGTCGACCACCTCGCCGGTGTCGACGTAGTACCAGTCGCTATCGGTCAGGTTGTTGATCATCAGCCGGGCGAAGTCGGCCGGCGACGTGCGGCGCTGAATGCGCTGGAATTTCGGCGGCGGCCCGCGCCAGGTCGGCTCGGCGCCGACGAGCTTGGCCGCGGCGAGGTTGTGGTGGCCATCAAGGAGGATCCGGTAGCGCCGGCCGCGCAGCTCCAGGTCCAGCGTGCGGACGATGAAGACCTTGAAGGCCGCGGCCTTGCGCAGGACCGTCTGCCGATCAAGGAAGCGCTGGCTGCTGATCAGGGGCGGCAAAGTCATCCTGATCCCTCCAGCGGTGCGGTGTTGGTGCAGCAACTGCAGGCCCAGTGCCGGGCACCGGCCGGGCCGGCCAGACGCATCGGCTTGTCGTGGCAGCGCGGCGGCTCCACCAGCCTGGCGCCCGGGATCGGGAAGGGCGTGCCCGGGTGGATGCCCAGAGCATCGGTGGCGCGCTGCACGATATTCAGGGCGGTCTGCAGCACCAACTCGTCGTTCTGCAGGCGCGCCAGCGCCCTCATCTTGGGCCGGTGCTCCATGCACACCTTGTCGCGGATCCGGCCGGCAAGCTGGCGCACGGCTTCGGCGGTGCCGTGTACCTGCAGTACCAGGGCCATGGCCAGCACCACGTCGAGGCTGTTCAGTTCCATGGTGCGGGTGTTCATCAGCCAGCGCGGCAGAGGGACTCCGGGAAGAGCAGCTTTACCCATGACAGCCGAACTCCCATGCGATCAGCGAGAAAGCCAGCGACGGGACGCCGGCGGCGATGACAGCGGCCAACACGACGACGGCGCCGACGGCCAGGGCCAGGGACTTCAGGGCGTTACGCATTCTGGCTTCCCTCCAGATCGGCCAGCGCCTGCTGCAGGCGCTGCAGGTGCGCCAGCTCCCAGTTGATGCAGGCCGTTTCGGTGGTTTCGCCCGTCTGCTGCTCGCCGCAGACGTAGCAGTGAGCGATGCCGCCGGCGGCGCCGACATCGGTGTGGCCCTGGCTGCAGGGGCTCAGGCGCACGAACTGGTTGGCCAACTCTTGGTCGATGCGGTCGACCAACCGGGCCAGGCCGGAGGGCCAGGCGTCGCGCGCCAGCCCGCCGGCGTTGACGCCGTCACCCAGCCAGGTGCGGGCCTCGGCCAGCAGGCTGCGGGTGCTGCTGAAGGTCGACAGCATGGCCTGCCAGTCGTCGATCGCTGCGAAGTAGCGCAGCTTGCCGGGCGCGGCGCTGGCCGGTGGCGGGGGATGTTTTTCAGGCATGGGGATACCTCGCCAGGTGGCGTGATGTTGGGGGTGGTGTCTATTCCGAGCGCTGGCGGCAGGTGCCGGTCAGCTGAACAGGTCGCCGGCGGGCTGCCGGGTGCGGCGAAGCGGAAGTTGGTGCGTACTGAAGAAGTCGCGGCGGGCAGCGAGCCAGGCCTTGTAGGCCCAGCCGCTGCGCTTGCTGTGGTAGGGGTAGCTGTCGTCGATGGCCTTGGCGATATCGGCCGCGCCCTTGCCCTCGGCCAGGGCCTGCTGGTGCACCTGGTGCATGTGCTGCCAGCACCTGGTGTACCAGGTCACGATGACACCTTGCTGGGAGGCCTGCGTTTCGGCGGCAGCGTCAGCGCCTGCTCGATCGGCATCCCGTTGCGCACGCGGCGCATCACGGTGCGTGCCGAGGCTGGGCTGCCGACCTGGCTGACCAGTTCTTCGATGGTCCCGGTTTTGCCGAAGGCTGTCCGCCGGCGCTTCTCGGCCTGACGCTGGCGGTTGCGCTCCAAGGCTGCGGCCAGGGCGGGGGAACAGTGGCCGCGGCGGTCTTCATTCGCGCGGCGACTGTCGATCGACTGTCCAGCCGCAGGCCATTCGATCGGACCGAGCGTGTCGAGGTAGTCGCGGAAGCGCTGGAAGCTCCAGCCCAGGGCCAGGCGCGTGGCGCGCCGGGAGAACCCGCGCGCAGCGGAATCGCGGATGAACTGCTCGATGTTCATGCTGCAAGCTCCCGCAGATCGCTGATCTTTTCGCCGAAGGCCCAGCGAGCCTTTTCGGCGGTTACCGGAACGATGATCAGGCCCTGGCCCAGGGCCTCCATCACGTCATCAGGATGGCGACGGCCGATGAAGCAGCACTCGCCATTGGTGGGGTTCACGCCGGCGATGGCCAGCGGCTCGTTTTCTTCGGGCATGACGATTCCTCGGCGCCTGCTGGCGCGATGATGTCGGGTGGAGTAGGTTCAAAGCCTGGCGCAGCCAGCGAGGAGGCGGAAATGGAGTGCTTTATCTGCGGTGGCGAGGCGAACAGGGGCGAGACGACTGGTGATTACCAGCGGGTAGCGTGCCCTGCTTGCGGCGATTACAAAATGACCGGCTCGGCACTGGCCGAGATGGAGAAGCATGGCTTTCGCTTCAACATCGAGGTGGCCCGGCAATGGATTGCAATGCACCAGGGGACCGGCGAAATCCCAATGATCAATGCGGCGACAGCTGTGAAGCTCATATAGCGGCTGCCGGCGGAATCCGGCAGTGCCAGGACTGTGCGTAGGCCACCCCGCCGGCAATGACCTCAGTACCGGTGATGACCATCGCCAGAGTGGCCATGCCATGCACCTGGACGTCGTACAGCTTGATATTGGGCTGGTCCTTCTTCGGTAGCAGCAATTCCGCGATGAGCGATGGGCGCCCCATGGGCGTGTTCTGCTCCAAGCGGATATAGACGTCGCCCCGTATGACTGGGGCGGTGTCGAGTTGCCGGCGAGCGAGCGGCTTGCCGCGGTTGCGCATCAGGCGGATGTCGAAGTGCATATTTTTTACTGTATAAATAAACAGTATTTTGGCATGCCCGACGGGATCAGCAAGCTTTCCCTGCCGGGCGGCGCAATGGCTACTGCTCCGCCTGGGCGACGCTGAGCGCCACCGCCACGTTGCGCACCCAGATGGGGGTGTTGTTGAGCATGAAGGTCTCGCCCTGCTCGGCTAGCAGCAGGGTGGTCCCCATGACGTCGGCGATGGCCTCCGCGGCGTGTGGTGGCATGGCGTTGCCGATGCGCTCGCTCCAGTCCTTGTCGCTCAGGCCGTCGAGCACCAGGTACTCCTCGGGCTCCACCAGGCTCTGCAGCGCGGCCTTCTCCAGGGTGGTGAAGGGGCGGTGCCAGGTACCGTCGAGGCTGCGGATGATGCAGGTCAGGCGCTCGTCTGCTGCCGGGATACGCGGATCTGCGACGCTGAAGCGGCCGCTGTCGTAGCGCGAGCTGGCCGCGATCGCGCCGGAGTGCTGACCGAAGCCGATCACCCCGTAATGGCCGCCAGTCAGGTAGTTGTCGCCCTTCCCGCGGTGCAGGATGCGGGGGTCGGCCACTGACTGCTGGCCGCCCTGGACACCCTTGCCACCGGCGATGATGGTCCCTGCGGGCTGGTCGTAGCGGATCACTCGATAGTTGCCGCTGTGGCGCTTCTCCCAGTTGGGGCGAGGATCAGCGACGCTGAAGGTGCCCTGGCCGGGCATGGTCTGCCCGGGGATTGTCGGCGAGGATTCGCCCCAGCGGATCACGCCGAACTGCTGGCCATGGTTCCAGTTCGCGGCCTGGCGGTAGCGGGGATCGGCGACCGAGAACGCGCCGTTGGTGGGGCCGGAGCGGCCGGCGATGGTGCCGGCGGTGTCGTCCCATCCATGCACGCCCATGTATCCCGAGCGATATTCCGGCACGATCACCAGGTCGCGCAGATGTCCATCCTCGATCGCCAAGTCGTTGAGGCTGCGCCAGTCGCTGCCGGCGCGCACCAGGGCCAGGCGTACCCAGGTCTTCCAGTGCAGCGACGGCACGCGGTGCATTGGGCCGGCGGCCTCGATGTCACCAGGCAGCGGCATGCGGCCCAGGATGTCGCCGACCGCGCGCAGGCTCTTCTTCTCCGGCTCGTACAGGAAGGCCGGGACCTTCTCGACGTTCCGTGCCACCAGCAGGAAGCGCTTGCGACTCTGCGCCAGGCCGCCCAGCTCGCCGCAGTCGTGGGTGGTCTCGGCCACGGCGTAGCCAAAGCCGCCGAGCAGGCTGTTGATCTGGTCCAGCAGGTGGCGGCCGCGGGTGGCCAGGCGTGGGACGTTCTCGAACACGATCAGCGGCACCGGGTCATCGGCCCAGGCCTCGCCCATCAGCCAGATGCATCGCAAGGTGAGTTCGTTCAGCGCCTGATACTTCGGCGTCAGGCTCATCTTCTCCGACAGCAGGCCGCTGGCGCCCTTGCACGGGGAACTGATGAATACCGCGTCCGGGCGCTTTCCTCGGGCGGCGCGGCGGATGTCGTCCGGCGTGGCCTCGCGCCAACCGGGCGGCGGCTCCTTGCCATGGAAGCGGATGTACTGGTCGCGGGTGAACAGGTCCAGCAGCGTGCCGGGCACGCCGGACAGGCGCTCGAAGTCACGCAGGCCGGCCGGGTCCACGTCGATGCCACCGAGGCATTCCCACTTGGCCTCTACGTTGCCCACGCGCGGGCGTGCCCTATTGAAGCCCTTGGCGCCGCCGCCCAGGCCGCAGCAGAAGTGGAAGTGGTGCAGGGTGCGCTTGATCATGCGGCGGGTTCCTTGTGGATGATGTCGGCCTCTGCCATCTCGCAGAAGAAGGAGCAGGAGGGGATGGCTTCGTTGCGGCGGATCGGGCCGTCGGGGATGTCGCGGAGTGAGTAGCGCTCGCCGGTCTGGCGGTTGCGAAACAGGTACGAGCCCGGGCCGAGTTCGTCCTGCACCTGGCACAACGCTTCGAACTGCTCGGGGAAGTCCTCGCGGATGGCCCGGAAGTAGCCTTCGCCGCCTTTCACGCAGCCGATGCAGTTCGCGTTCTCGTAGCCCAGGCGGTACATGGCCGGCAGTTCGATACCGGCGCGGGCGATGATGGCTTTGCAGTCCTCCTTGCCCAGGCCGCGCTCAATCAGCGGCGCGACCACCGGACGGTCGGGGTTCCGCTCGCGGAAGTCGTCCAGGCGGTGCCCTTCTTCCGCGGTGAAGCCGAGTACCATCACGTCGCCGGGACGCTTCCAGGCGTCCAGCAGGCGGCGCTTCAACAGCTTGGTGCAGGGGGCGCCGGTGCGGCCTTTCATGTAGCGCTCGCGCCGGAAGACGTTGAGCACATCGGCGCCATACTTCTCATCGCGCAGGACCGTGTACTGGTGGCCGCTCCAGTCCTGGCAGTCGGCCAGGAAGCGCCGGTTATCCTCGTGCTCGTTGGCGATGAAGGCGTTGAGGAACTGCACGTCGTGGGTGTCGCCGTACTGCGCGAGGGCCAGCTTGCCGGCGACCGCCGAGGCGGCGCCGCAACTGAACTGGACCACGATGCGCGAGTCGGGCTTGATGATGTCGGCCTGGCTGCTCATGCGGCGGGCTCCTTATGGTCCAGAAGGACGTCCATCTGCGCGGCGCCCTCCAGCCAGGCAGCAGCCAGGCGGGTGCGAGCGATCGCGGCATATTCGGGGTTGAGTTCGAGGAGCACCGAGCGGCGCCCCTCCTGCATGGCGACAAGGCCGGTG